ATATTATGACAGTTGCACCACAATGCTTAAGCGTTGGTGGGTTTCGTAGTGGAAAGACTGTAGGTTGGTTGATGTACTTTGTTATGAATTATTCTTTGGCATATGAAAATTGTGACATACTTGTTCTTCGTAGAACATTTAAGGAGTTAGAAAGTGGTGCCATAAAGGACTTTCTCACATTCGTACCAGCTGAATTATTTTCTTACGACCAAACGCGTCACGTTGCTACAATGATAAATGGTTCACGAGTTATATTTGGACATTGTACCAACAACAAAATGCGTGACATAGATCAGTATCTTGGAACTTCGTATGCAGGAATTTTAGTAGATGAGTGTGGTCAATTTTCCCCAGATGCTTGGGGCATGTTATATTCAAGAAACATTGTGAGTGGTGCATGCATACCTAATAAGTACGGCCATCTACCTATCCCGGTTGTTGTCGGCTGTACCAACCCACTTGGCCCTTATTACGAATATTATAGAACTGTATTTGTGCAGAAAGAACCATGGGAAAAACCTGAGGGTGCTAAGCGAGATGCTAATGGTGCATGGTGGGTGGAGCAAAATGGCGAGCTGCTGAATGTGTATGACCCTCGTTTGTATGCATATCAGCGTTCAACTGCTATGGACAACCCAGAATTCCTCAAGAGGGACCCGGGCTTTCTAGCGCGTATGAACAGCTTGCCCAAAGCTCAGCGCGATAAAAAGTTGTTGGGACTTGATGGTGCGGTCGAAGGCCAGTATTTCACCAACTTTGATCCCTATGAGCATGTGATAGATCTTCGTGAAGATCCCGATGCTATCATATGGGAACCATGGCAGAAAGTGTGGGCGGGAAGTGATTGGGGAATTGGTCACGCCTGTGCTGCACATCTTTTTACCAAGGCTATGGTGAAAACTTCTAGCGGTGATTACAAACAAAAAATAGTATGTTTCAAAGAGCAAGTCACTACAGGCGGAAAGACGCATAAAGAATGGGCCCTACTGTTTAGCAAAATGTGTAAGTTGCCTAATGGTCAAGAAGTGAAGCCTAGTTCTATTTTCTTTTCGCACGAGAAATTTTCTCGTCAAGTTAGTGCTCATACACCTGCAGATGAGTATTCAAAAGAGCTTAAATTGTATGGTCTACCTGCAGTAACTAGGGCAACTCAGGATCGCATAGGATCAGCTTCACTTATGTATAATCTTTTGTCTAATGGAGAGTTGGTTATACTTGATGTATGCAAAGATATCATCAATGCCATACCTTCGTTAATGCGAGATCCAGACAACATTGACGACGTTCTTAAAGTGGATACTCGTGGGGATGATGTCTACGACAGTTTTAGATATGGTTTGTTTGGTCAACTTGGAACTAGAAAAAGACCTGCAGAGTTAGCAATTCAAGAACATGCCGCAGAATTAGATCCGATTGCCCGCCACTTCTACCTATTAAAAATGTCGCATGATAAATCCAACTCAAATGCGCCTTTTGTTCAGAAGGATGTTCCTATATGGCGGGGAAAATGTGGTTTAGCTTAGGAGAACTTAGAATGGATTATCAAGAAACGTTCGGCGCACAAATACGTCAGTTCTTTCGCGAACTCCTGGGATCTCGTCTAGTAGAACGATTAGAGATTGATTTGTTAAACCTGCGCAATGATATGGATCGGCAGTTGCATGACTGTGATCTTCTCATAGCAACTTTGCGGGAAGAGAAGCAGTTATTGCAATCTAAGATCACGGCGTACGAATTCGCGGTCCTTCCTCGCACATCTAGAGCGGGCGCAGAAGTCATCGCTTACCAGAAACCTGCACCCCCTAAACCGAACTTCAATTTCGCGGATATTCCGCCCACGAAATCACGTTGGGAACTGTTTCAAGAAAATTACTATAAGGGAGAAGCAGAAAAGGAAGCAGCCGAGAAGGCCGCTGAAGTAGAAAAGAAAGCACAAAAGGAAAGTGAGGCAGCCACCGCTGCTGTATAAGGAGACATATGGCAGAAAAAGATAAAAAAGAAGAGTGCCCTGGTGCGCTGTGCGATATTCATATGCACGTTGTTGAAGATGGGTTTCACTTTTGCTGTATGTATGAGTCGAAGGACAACAGTTCGTTAAGTCGCCGTGCTGGTTGGGTTCCTATGGCCCCCTGTGAGCGTAAGGAATACGTTGCAAAAACCAAAGCAATGGCAATCAAGAAATTTGAAGAAATATTGAACGAGAAGCATTGCAGCTACTAAGCTGAGGAGAATAAAAATGGCATTTCCAACAAAAAGTGGTCAGAAATTTGGTTCGGCTTATGTAGCTAAGCGCAAGGATGCGGAGCATGAGAAGATGGCTGCAGCGGCCCCTACGGGAACCGATGAGGGCACGGCTTTGATGAAGAAAACTGCGCCTGCAGCCCCTGTGGCTGGAGCACCTGGAGAGCAGAAACCAGAAGGTATTGGGGCACCCCCGGAAGATCCTAAGCAGGTTGTTGCTGCCCATGGTAAGGCTTCTACGATCCACATCGCCCATGATCATAAATCTGGAAAGCATCATGTTGTGAGTATGCATGAGGATGGATCTGTGCATGAATCTGAGCATCCCGATGCAAAATCGGCGCATGATGCGGCGGCTGCCCTAGCCGGATCTAGTGACATGCCTACGGGAACTGAAGGCCCCGAAGCATTGGCCTCGGCACAGGAACCAGACGGCTTCCAGATGCCTAGATTAGCGTAAAGGAGAATTTATGGCATTTGAATCTAAGCGGGAACCCGGGAAAATGTTTGGGAGTGTTTACAGGCAGCGTAGGTTTGATGGGTATTCTGGGTCTGCTCAGCCTGGGGAAACCAATGAGAATGAACATGCAGAACCCAAGAACCTTTCGGGCGACAAAGATGCACCTGCAGATATTGTAGCAGCTCATGGGCTCGCTCATTCTGTCACTTACAACCATGACCATAATGGCGGGTCTCATAAGGTATCTGCGCAATTTGAAGATGGACACACACATTCTTCTGATCATGCGAGTGCCAAGGAAGCTATTGAGCATGGTTCGCGTTTGGCTTGGAATGATTCTGCTAAGAAGAGGGAAAAATATCCTCAGGATGGAGCTGAATCGGAAGAGAAGGGCTTTGAAGCTCCAAATTTGGTGATGTAATGCCTGCCAGCGATAGTCTTCAAGATATGAAAATGCTGCTTACAGCGCAGCAAGAAAAGAAGCCCAAGAAGCGCAAATTTACGTATGCTATGAAAAAGCCCAACAAGGGTGAGGGCTTCCTCGCAAGTGGTTTTAAAACTGCGAATCCAGGTTAAGGAGAATTAACGTGCCATTTAAATCTAAGGCCCAGCAAAGATTTATGTTTGCCGCAGAAGCCCGTGGTGATGTTCCGAAGGGAACTGCTGAACGCTGGGCGCATCATACGAAAGACATCAAAAGTTTACCCGAACGGAAGAAGAAATTCAACTATTCGGCTAAAAAGAAGTAGGCTCAGAGAAATCCTGAGGTTTCCCTATGTGGCAGCTCCGGTGTCCATTATGTAAGCGGTTATTGGAGAAGGCGCATTTGAATGACCTTCTAATTTGTGTATGCGGTTTTATATGGGGAAAAGGTGAGTCATGATTGGAATCGGAAGAAAGAAGAAAGAAGCAGAGACTAATTCCGACGAGACTAAGAAAACCCTTCGTGATGTGTTAGGTCTCAAAGAAAGTGACAAGATCAAAAAAGTGAAATTGAAGGTGACCCTTCGATGATTGGCGTAGGCACTAAGAAGCCAAAGTTGGCACAGATCAACCCTTCCGCTATAAAAGGCGAGGCCGGTACGGGATACGAAGGTCCAGCCGGTGGAGACTTTCACTGCGACAATTGTGAGTTTTACCGTGCAGAAAACAATTCCTGTGGACAGAAAGACATGCTGGAGAAATCTAAGCAGCCCAAAACATCTGATGGAAGAGTAAAAGTCGATCCGCATGGATGCTGCGAGTATATTTCTAGAAAAAGATAAGAACATGGTCGGAGTTGGACGGAAGAAACCCAAGAAATGGGCGCAAAAAGCAACAAAGAAAATGGAAGAGAAGGGTACTGTAGGTTCCTTTACTACGGTTGCTCACAAGGCTGGCTACGATTCTCCCTTGGAATATGCTAAGCATGTCATGGCAGCTCCTGATGAATTCTCTCCAAGTACCGTGAAGAAAGCTAACTTTGCAAAGAACGTGAACGCTTAAATCGTAGGAGACTCAGAATGGAACTTATTGATCTGATTATGTTGTCGGCAGCATCTCTTTTCCCGTACTATTCTGCTCATAATGAAACAGATAAAGCAAGAGAAAAAGCAGTAAAACAAGCTAAACTTATTTGGAAAGAAGTGCTTAAACAAAAACACGAAGATTAAGATCTCGGGGTTTAGCGGCCCCGGGCTAGCGCGGGAGTGAGCCTAGATCTCCTCCCTGCGCGACCTATCTAGGAGGAAATATGGGAAGACCAAAGGGAAGTAAGAACAAAATCCATGCAACGCATTGTTTAAACGGACACCCACGTACACCTGAGAACGTCAGCAAAAGTGGAGGGTGTATAGAGTGCCATAAAGAAATTGCTAGAGATTGGTATGAAAGAAACTCAGAATTGACAAAAGAAAGAGCTTCTAGTTGGGAAAAAGAAAACCCAAAATCTAGAAAAGTTATTATTACAAAAAGCAGAAGAAAACATGCAGCAGAACGTAATGCCTATCGACGAAAACGAATAGAAGACAACCCTAATATACGTAGTAAAAAGAACAAGGCAACAGCTTTGTGGAAAAAAGAGAATCCTGAACGATGCCGTGCTCTTGAAAATAAAAGGAGAACTGCCAAGACGGCGGCAGGAGGATTTTTTACTTCTGAAGAGTGGTTTACTTTATGCTTTGCTGTGGGTTTTCTGTGCTTGTGTTGTAAGAAGAAGAGGCCATTAGAAGCAGATCATGTTATTCCAGTTTCTAAGGGTGGACCAAGTTGGTTGTGGAATATTCAACCACTATGCAAACCTTGTAATGTTAGTAAAGGAAATAAAACGATAGATTATAGGAAGTAGAAGGAGTATTGATGGCAGACACACCTAAAGAAACCGCTAATAATTATACGGCGACGAGTTCTGCGTCACCTCCTATACCTTATAGTCAACCAGAAGATCCTGAATCAAGTCCTTTGGGAGTTTTCGCTCCCTTAGAGTACTCTTCAGAACCGTTTGCTAAACTCAGTGAAAATGCCCAGGCAGCTCTTATGCAGTTGGATTTGCTCGCAACTAAAACAGATGTTGCGGCAAGGCGGTTCTGCGTGGAGCAGACCTGGGAAGCTTTGCATTAACCAA